AACCTACCTGAACCAGCGCACCCAGCAATGGCGCGACCACCAGGCCGCAATCGAGGGCATCTTGGGTATCCAGTCACCGTCAAAGTGGATGGAAGACATCGGCAAGCAACTGCGGGCCGGGCTGGACGTGGGCTTTCAGGGGCCGAGCATTGCCACCGACCTGCAAAGCGCCGTCGCCAACTTTGGGCGGAGCGTGAACAACCTGAGCCTGCCGATGAGCGCCGGAGGCGGGGGTAGTACCACCAATAGCACCACGCACAACCACAATCTCGCGTTTACGGCCAACTACACCAAGCCGCAGAGTGAGCGGTCGGTGCGTGAGGATCTGAGGTTGAATCAGGCCATGCTACGAATGAGGTCGGGGGGATGGTAGGCCAACTGCTGATTGAATTTGAACTGGAAGACGACGCCGGGACCGTCTACCTACTCGGACCCGAAACCAGACACGCGCTGGAAATCAGCGGCCTGGGGATGCCGCCGGTTCGCCACTGGACCACGCGCAGCCCGTTCCAGCACGGGCGAACCCATTGGGGCTACGCTTTCCAGCCCCGCGTCGTAGACATTGTTCTGGCCACCCAGGGCTGCGGCAGGTCGGGGATGTACGCGGGCCGGGCGGCGAACGTGGTCATGCTCAACCCGATGAACGGCCCGCTGAAACTGCGGCTGAAAGTGCCACAGGCCACGCTCGTCTATGAGCTGCATAACGGTTGGTATGTCGGCAACTATGAGCTGGACAGCGCCGACCAGTCGCAGGACGTGAACGGTATCTGGAACCAGATCGGCGCGGCGTCTATCGAGTTCGAGGACCCTATCTGGAAATGGACCAACAGCCCGCTTGACGTAGGCGAGACACGGGACGCCGATGGGCGGACGTGCGTCACGGATGACACCTGGACGCTGACCGGGGCGCTGGTGCTGCCGTTCACCGGGCCGTACCTGCTCGGCACCACGACCGGCACCAACGTGCTGACCTGCACCAACGATGGAAGCTGGGCCACCAACCCGCTGATTACGATGGAAGGGCCGATAGAGGACTGGGTCATCAGCAACGCCACCAATGGCGACCTGTTGATGTGGGACGGCTACAGCATCATTGCCGGCGAGACGGTGACCATTGACATCCAGGGCAAAACCTGCACGACCGACCTGGGCGGCGCTACAACGGACGTGAGCACCTATCTAAGCGGGGATACCGGCTCGTTTGCCCTGGACCCCGGCGCGAATACCGTCAACGTTTTTGCCAGCGGCGGCGTGACCAATGCGGTGACAACGGTTGCCGTGTGCTGGTACGTGGAGTTACTCGGAACATGACACAGAAAAGTTTGCACTGGGACGGCGCGAGCCTGGGCGATGCCGATGCCCTTACCGTCAACGCGGCGGATGGTATCGGCTGGCGGCTGGGCAACACCGACTATGAAAGCCCGTTCGTGGACCTGGCCTTGAGGATGATTCTAAACGGCACCGGCAATCGCGGCGTGCTCAAGAACTGGGCCAATGAACTGGCCGTGGCGGGCGTGGCAACCCCGGTCACGGTTGCCACCGGCGGCGCGATTGTCTATGGGATGCCCTACGAAAACACGCTTGTGCCCGTCAACGTGGCAGTACCCACGCCGACCAATGATACCCGCTATGATTACATCGTCTTGCGGCGTGACTGGACGGCACAGACGGTCAGGGTGACCAGGATTGCCGGGGTAGAGGGCGGCGGCATCCCTGCGCTGACGCAATCGCCCGCGCCGAGTGGGACGGGCATCTATGACGTGCCGCTGGCTACGCTGTCTATCGACATTGCCGGGGTGATCACCGTCACCGATGCGCGGGAGTTCTGCCTATTCGGAACGGTGCCGGGGCCAGATTCTATCGGCACAACGCAAATCACCAATAGTACGGCAGACTGGGCGGATCGGGAAACGCGCACATGCCGCTATTTTATCGGCGGTGGCGATCTTAGACCAACAACGGCGGCAGGGCAGTTTACGCCATCAACGGGAACAACCATCACCTGGACAGGAGCCTCAACGTGGGATGGCGGTGCTACGACACAGGGCTGGCAACTGACAGGCAGCAGGTATGAGGGTGTGTATGGCTCGCTTTCCCTTCCGCCGAACTATGCCGGGGGTGACATCACCTCTTATGTATGGTGGGCAGCAAATGCTGGAATCGCATCGACGTTCTACATCCGCACAAACTGCGGCATGTGGAACAGTGGGGGATACTGGTTGTGGTATAACGTTGCTACCCAGTCCTCAGTTTATATCAATGAAACGCTGGTTGCTAATGATTGGTACAGGACGGGGGGCGCTACAATCCTAGAGACCGTCAACTCGCAGCTCCTCACCTATTGGCCAGATATGACGCTGGTCTATGTCGTCAACTGGGACAATTCGGCGGGCGCCGAGGATATGAATATTCTCGGGGTCGAACTTATTTATACGGGCTATGTCTAATGGCTGAAATCTCCTACCTTTGGGATAATCCAGGAACCGGCGACAGTCCAGGCGGTGGCTATGGGAATGCCAGCTTAAACCAGGTAATTTTCAGGATGCTGGTCAATGGCACCGGCAATCGCGGGGTATTTGATGGCTGGCTGAATGAACTGGAAGTGACCGACGGTGGCGGTTTGAATGCGGTAGTGGACACCGGGGCCGCAATGTGCTATGGCGTCTGGTATGAGAACGATGTAGCGGTCAACGTGGCCATCGGCAACAATACGACCGAATGGGTTGTAGTGCGTGCCTCCTGGGCAGCGCAGACGGCACGACTTGCAGCCATTGCGCCGGGTGCTTTTACTCAGACGGCGGGCGTGACCTATGACATCCCCCTGGCACAAGTGACGACCGTTGCCGGGGTCATCACGCTCATCGTTGACACAAGAGAATATTGTGAGTTCTCAACAGACATCTGGCCCTTTGGTGTTACAGAATCTCATATACAGACTGATGCTGTCACCGTTGCCAAGATGATTGATCAGGAAAGGTGGATTGACCGGGGTAGCGGGACTATACAGCCAGATATAGCCAATCCTTGCACCTGGACAAATCAGAACTTTTCCTATCCGTATCGTGACGCCTGGAGTTTTGTGGATGCAGCGCAGAGCGGGGGATGGGTTACATTCCGAGTGCCAGCAGACTTCACGGGGGCAAACCTTGAGATTCATATTCGTACTAATCGCAGATTTGCCGTGACTGGCGATGTGCGATGGTGCTATAGTGCCTGGGTTGCAGCGCCAAGCGCCGTATTGGCTAATCAGGCAGCCTGCACGGTAGTGACCTATACTGGCACGGCGGGAAATCCAAGCATCTGGTTGGTTGGGAACATCGATGCGCTAATCGGCACAATTGCGGTAGCTGCTGGGGATCTTGTGCATGTTCACGTATACAGGGATGGGGGGCATGGAACGGACAACCTGGCGGAAACGGCATTCTTGCACCTGATACGTGCAGAATACACGGCGGATAGCTAATGACTGAACGGTCTTTATTTTGGGATGGAATAGCACTGGGCGACTGTGGTCCGTATACAACCACGCACCTGCATGATCAATTCTTTCGTTGCATTCTAAACGGCACAGGCAACCGGGGCGTAGTACGGGGCTGGCAGGGTGAACTAGAGGTTTCGGGAGCTAGTTCACCTGTTTCTGTGGCTACGGGTGGCGCGGTAGTCTATGGCAGTCTATTTAACTCAGATACGGCAACCAGCGTCAACATTCCAACGCCAGCAACGGGGCTATCTCGCTATGACCGTATCGTCGTGCGCCGGGATTGGGCAACCTATACTACGCGCATTGCAAGACGGGCGGGATTACCGGCGGTTGCTCCTGCCATCCCCGCCCTGGTTCAGACCTCCGGTGCCACCTGGGAAATCCCATTAGCTACTATTCTAGTAGACGACGCCGGAACCCTGGCCCTGACTGACACACGAGAATTTTGTACTTTCCCGACTATCTGGCCGGCTAACATCGTCGTCGCTGGAATGTTTGAACAGGGGGCAATCACAACCGGCAAGCGGGCTGATAGAGCCAGGTGGGACGCAAAGGGCTCTGGGCAATTCCAACCAGATAGCGTGGCCCCATGCACAGGGATCGCCGGCGCATCCTATGACTATTGGAGCTTTGCCGATGCTGCATTCAATCGGGGATGGGCAATGTTTCTGGGGGATGCCAGTATTGTCGGGGCGGTAGTTGACTTTTACGTCTGGTCTGTGCCAGATGTGAACGGCGCGGGTGCCGGTGTGGAAAACTGCCAATGGGACTATTCAATCAATTATGCCACCGGTGCGGGAACTCCCGCAAACGTCGCGGGCACTACCAATGTCGATCAGCAATTGAGACTAAATACCACGGTGTACCGTGACTTGCTGGTGGCAGGGGTGACACTCGGGGATGGACACATGGCGGCAGCGCGGTTGTCACGAGATGGCGCGGCCGATAGCTACAATAGTGCCATGAGATTCTTGGCTATTGAGATGTACTTGACCGCTAACGCATAGGAACGATAGGGGGCAGATTTGGCGACCTTTGGACAGTATAGAGTGTACCTTCTTGACTGGGACGGTGACACCGTGACCCAGCTATTCCCCGGCAATGATTTCCTGTCTATCGCCTGGGAGCATAAGCGCAACCAGCCCGGCGCCTATCGCTGCGAGCTGGTGGGCGAGACAGGCACCAAGGATCGCTTCCTCAAGCACTATCAGATTTTGATCCAGCGCAACTGGGGCAACGCGCCCGGCGATTGGTACGAGGAGTTTGTCGGCTTCCACCTGGGCGCCGATGAGTGGTGGGTCAACAGCGATGAGATCGACGAGCATTACTGGGCCAGCCTGGGCTTGTCGCCTGAATGGCTCGTGGATCAACCGCTATTGCAGCCCGTGGCCAACACAGGCAACGCCAACTGGGCCTACTACGACCTGTGGTGGAATCACGGCTATGCCGACGATGTGATCAAAAGCATGGTCGGCGAGAGCATGGTAAGCCCGGCCGATACCAACCGCGACTTTACGCAGATGGGCCTGCAGGGCAATGCCGGCGAGGGTGTCTGGTCCTGCTACGAGGGATCGTGGGTTTGCTTGCTGGATGCCATCACCGACGCCATTGGCGAGACCGGCGACAAAGGCGGCTGCGACTTTCGCGTGGAGCGGGTCGCGGGTGGCTATGAGTTCAAGACCTACGCGCCATACTACGGCACCGACCGGCGGCGGGGCCATAGCGACAAGCCAACTATTTTCAGCTTCGAGAATGGAAATATGCGCAACCCGAGCTATCGCGTCTTGTGGGCCGAGGAGGTCACCGCTGCTTACGGTCTCTGGCAGGGCGGCGGCATGGAGCGGACGATCTACCAGCGCACCAACGCGGCAGCCCTGGCCGAGTCGCCCTACTCGCGGCGCGAAGGGGCCTACGACCTGCGCGACGTGAGCCAGTCTGACCAGATCAACGCCATTCTGGACCAGGCGCTTATCGACGATGGCCTACAGACGTTCGTCACCGCCGAGATCCTCCAGACCGATGCCTGCCTTTATGGCCGCGACTGGGGATTTGGAGACCTGGTCACGCTGGACCTGCCCGGCGGCCGTTCATTCGACATGCGCATTGTTGAAGTCCAGGGCGCGATTGACGGCGAGAATGAGGAGCGGATCGAGGGCGTGATCGAGCTGTGGACCAGAACTGAGGCGGCCTGATGGCTATCTCCTGGGGCGGCATAGCAAGCGAGCGGCTAGGGCGGCTGGAACGGAGCCAGCGCCAGCGGGCTGGGACGGTGCAAAACGCCGACAACTACCAGTTCACGATTAGCCCAACCTGCCCGCCTAGCACGAGCATCGTCTTTCGCGGGGGCCTGTCATGGTATCCGGCGTGGGTTGTGTATCCTGCTGGGTATTATATTCCCGGCTACACAATAGACCTGACCGATTCTGACAAAGTTTCTGTTCGTCCCAACTATACCGGCTACACCTACACATTTACTAACCCCTACTGGTACGCGCCTTGCGTTGTCATCATCTATGTTGCGTGGCCTCCGCCCGTGCCGCCGGCGACCTGGCCCACCGAGCCTCCAGATTCATCATTGTACCTTTACGGTGGTATCGCGGCGCCGTATTTCCAGGAGTTTGAGACAGCAGCCGAGGCAGAGGATGCCTGCCGAATGATACGAGGGGATACTGCTAGCGCCTACGGCATTGTAGCAGGTTCGCTGATTCTACGCAACGATGGCAATACGACTGACCCGAATCAGTACCAGCCCGTAGACCGGGTGAACCGGGGCCGGTCCTATCTATTCGGCGGCAAGCGCTACGGTTGGGAGATGGGATGAACTTCAATACCGGGGCTATTATCGAAGGACGGATTGACCGACTGCAAAAGGCCAATGCCAGGAAAGCGGCATTTGAGCCGGGTGATATGTGGTGCCAGTTCAAGGTTGCACCATCCTGCCCTCCTGACAAACGGCTACACATCCGGGGCGGGGTTGCCACGCCAGAGGGGCGCGTCGGGGCCACGTCGCGAAACGACTTCATTCCTGATTGGGTGTGCGACCTTGAGAATGTAGACGAAACACAGATGACCTTGAACTTTACCAATGCTGGGTATTATCTCCCCTTCATCCTGTGCTATTACTGGGAATGGATTTTGTATAGGACGCTGGGGGCCACCTACGCAGAGCCAGTATTCGACAACGTGATAGGCGTCGAGGTGGCAACGACCCAAGAGGCCGAGGCACAGATTGATGCTTTCCTGAATGGCTACACCCAATGGTATTACTACCGGATGCCCATCTGGGCCGTGATACTCCAGAACGACGGGACCACCGGCGTAGACTATGCTATTTTGCCCGTGGATATGGTCAACCGGGGCCGTTCCTACCTGTACCGGGACGCCCGGGCGAAATGTGCTATTTTCCCGTGAGGCACTATGGCTATCGCTAGTTTTCAGATTCTACGGCTACAGAAAACCAAACGCAAGAACGCCGGCTTTGCGCCGCCAACCTACGATGACATACTGCGAGTCGCGCCAACCTGCCCGCCGAGCCAGTCTGTTCATGTGCGCGGTGGTAGGATCTACGCGGGCTATAACTGGGGGGCGGCTGCATTCGATGACTACGAAGAGCGGGCCTATACCGTGCCCGACCTGACCGCTGACTTGACCGAGGCGGCAAGCGTATCGTTTGTCACGGCAGGATACTACCAGTTCTTTTTCCTAGAACTGAAATTGCCCGCCGTGGTAGAGGAACCGACAGCAACAGACTGGTCATTCTACCTGCATGGTACCGGGGATGAATTGGCCACAGCGGGAGACGCTGAACGGTGGATGGACTCTTACGACTTCCAGCATAGCTCACCGTGGGACGAGGGGGCGATTGGGCTGGCCTATCCGCTGTGCGGGGTAGTATTGCGAAGCGACGGGCGTACGGGTGTTGA